GGATACGTTCGTTCATCGTAACACCAAGGTATGCTGAACCATAAGCATTGCTTCTTGGATCTAAGTTACCTTTTGACTTAGAAATACCACTAGCCGTTTGGTTAGCAGTAAATTCAGCATATCCTGCATCTGGCAAGATAGGAAGAATCATACTAGCAGCATTCATTTGAATCTCTCTAAATAGAGGAGCTAGCACGAGTTCGTTTTGAATATCTCGTTCGATATTAGTAGAAACGATCTGTTCGTAGTCAGCAGATGATACTTCAACACCGGCTTGAGTATTAACCTTATTAATAAGATCTTTACCAAACTTAGTATCCATCCAATTTTTGTTAGTAGCTAGACCCAATACATACGCATCGTCTAGATCTTTCTTAAAGGCAGCTTTCCAGTCGGAGTTTCCTCTTTCGGAGAAGATACGCTTTGATTCTCTAATGCTTTGGATTTCGGTTGATTTTTCAGCGATTTCGCTTTTTAGTTCGTTAACGATCTTTTCTAGGTCAGAGTTCTTAGCTGCGAAACGCTTTTCAATGTCTGCAACTAATCTTTCTGCGCCGGTAACAACGGCTACGTTAATTCTTTCCGCGAGAGCATTAGCATCTGCAGTGGCTTTAACCGCTAGTTCTGCAGCCGCACGAGCTTTCTCTTCTTGAGCAGCTTGAGCAGCTACAATTGTACTCGCAGTTTTTTCTGCAACTGAAGCTAATAGCGCTTCTAGTTCTTTTGGATCCATTTTTCTTATCTCCTTGGTTGCGGCGGAGGCCGCATCTTCTGGCGAAGGTTTTACTAAAGGTGCGGCAATTACTGCTTCTTTAATGGTTTCTTGGCCGTTACTAATTGATCTAATAAATTTTTCTACATCTTCCGGATTTTCGAAAGACTTTGCAAGAGAAAATACTGCCTCTTGATTTGCAGGAATAGAAACTACAGAAATTTCAAATAGTTCTGCATCTTTAATTATAAAGCCTTCTGTCTTGTCGTCGTACTCAGCGTCTTTAATTCTAAAGCCTACCGAGAAAGCACCTAAAACTCCGTCTTTAATTAATTCTCCTATATCACCAGAGGCTTTTGAAATTTTAGCTTTTATATATAGCCCTTCTGGGGAAACATGTAAATCTACAGCTTTACCAATTGGCTTACTATACTGATGATTAAATAATACTATAGGGTTCTTTTTATAGTTAGTCAAACCCCCTGTCTTAGTCCAGGCATCTGCTTGAATAATGTCGCCTACTCTATCCATTGTAGTCGTACTAGCCATCCCTTCTATAAGAATTGATCCGTCGGCTTCTCCTGAAGCTTTGAATATTGAATCTATAAAAAAATTCTTAATCATTTCTTACTCTTAGCAACCTTTGGAGCCTCAACTTCAGGCTCTGCCTCAACTTCAGGCTCTGCCTCAACTTCAGGCTCTGATATTATTTTCGCGTCTAGTTCTGGATAATACTTAGCTATTCTTGCTTTAACTCTAGTCCAGGAACCCCCAGTAACTCTCTTTAATACTGCGGCGCTAACAGGAGCGTCCATCTGTTCCTTATACTCTTGATAAGTCATGTACCTACCCTTGGAAGCAAAGTATTCTGCAACCTGTTTTAAAACAATGCCTCTCATAATTCTCCTTTAATCAATGGGATACGATCCCTTTAAGTAGCTGGTACGTTTCTAAAAATACCCACACTGGCGGCTAACGGGGATGCCATATATGAATGGCCCTTGATTACGGGAGCGGTTCTTACGACCCCTATATATCTTTGCTGGCCCCAGGTACCTCCCTGTTTTATAAGCCTACGATGGCGTCTACGGCGTCGTGGTATTCCTGCGTCTAAATAATTATCCATTTGCTGCTACTGGAGGCCTCCCTCCGGTTTCCGGCTTTACCGTACTTCCAGCAATATTTTGTGGTACTCTTAATTCGTCAAATCCATCCATTTCTTCTCTGCCCAATTCAACTCGGGCTTCGTTAGCAGTTAGGATTCCATTATTTACTAGAGAAGAGAAGTAGTTTGCTTGATCAGCCATTTCTGGTTGCAGAGCAGTAACATTAGCAGTATCTTCCCACAGTTCAAATCCGAAAAATCTTTCAAAAGCGAACATATATTTTCTCAGTATTGGTATAACAGTTTCTAAATAATATAATCTGTGATTAGGCTTTATGTTTGCATTATTCCCTGAGTCCAGTAGCAAAGGAGGAACTCCCAGTGCTTTTAATATTATATCTTCTAATGCTGTTACGGATGTCTGGAAGTCCATCTCTTTAAAACTAACATTGCTTATAGTGTCTATTTCTAGTCCACCGTCTAAAATTATGGGGCTGCGGCCCCCGGCATCGGGTCTATAGCGAGTAGCCCATGTTTGCAGCATTCTTTCTTTTACTTTATCGCTAAGCGTGCTAGGGCTTTTAATAACCAAGCCAGGTACTGCACCGTTATTAAAAAAGTTATCCTGGAATTTACGCATCTTCGACAACAGTACCATTGTACGGTAAGCCGGTCGTAATCGCGGAGTACCTCTGTATATTGATGCTAGGGAATTTTCTTTAACGTGTATTATTTCCCAAGGCTTAAAAGAAACAGAATCCTGATATAAATATTCTTTTACATACTCTGTCTTGTGTGGTACCACTTGCATATTTATAGCGGGTAGATGATATAAATATGCACCGTCGAAGTAGACGAATATATTTCCATCCACTATATAATCTATGAACAAGTTACGTTTAAATGAGTTATTATCCTGATAAGGATTCGGCTGCACATTTAATAAGTTATGTACTTGCTTAGCTCTAAATATAGGACTAGGTAATTCTATTCCAGTATTTCTTCCAGCAGGGGAGACTCCTTCTAGCTTAGGCCCGACCTTAATCGGTATTTCCGATACGTCATCGACAATCATATTAACAGCACGGTTTACAACCTCTAGCTGTTCATATTGGTTGCGGTAACTGACAGGGTTTTCTCTAGATGGGATTAAAGTCCCCTCTGAGATGGCTATGTCAGGTTGCGCTGGGTTTTGCTTATCTCTATTCCACCAAGCCATTTATCTCTCTCTTCAACTCTTCTATTTGCTGTTCTAGTAATTCTTCTAATTGAGTTAGCTGAGCTTTTCTTTCGTTGGTTAAAATACCATACTCTAGTTCCGAGTGTACGTCTACTAGTTTGCGTTCTGTGCTTCTAAGCTCTGCCTGACTATCTCTAACTATCTGAGCTTGCAAGTAGTTATTAAATGCTGCTTTCTGTAGCCATCGCGAATCGGCGGCGTACAAAGCCCCGATAGAAAATACCGTTAACCCGGTTGCTATTCCCCACTTAAGGATATCGCTTTGCATTTTTGTATCTCCACCCAACGTTCCTGCTTTTTAGCTGTATGCAACCCGGGGTTTTTCCCATATATGGAATGTAGCTGTAAATGATGTGAGTGACAAAGTGTAATAGCCTCTTCAAACAATTCGCGTGAATGCTCTTCTATGAAAACGTCTCGAAGGATCATTATTTCATCTCTGGTTGTTGGGGATAACTTATTATTCCGCAACCATACAGCTAACAACTGGGTTAGTCCGTATAAGTGATGAAAGTCCAGATTATCTGATTTTCCACAAATGTAACACGCTTTATCTTTATTATATCTGCTTTTTGCTCTGTCTCTTACATATTTTACTAAATCTCTGTTTATAGTATATCGGTGCTTAGATTCAATGTCAACCATTATTTTTTTCCAGTCCGCTAGTATATGCCACTTGATGTTTTATATGAGTATAAAGCATACCTTATTGCGTCAGCCATATGGCAAGCTTGATTATGCTTAGGCTTCTCTCTTAATAGGTTCGGATTCGAGTCCCACTGATAAAGGTCCATGGAAACTATTGCGTTCTTGCATGATGAGCTAATGAGTAGTTTATTATTCTCAACTATGCCACCAACGAAGCCTATCCCGCTAAGCACGTCTTTCTCAGCATTATTAGTAGCAATACCAAAATTCTGAGCCAGGTCAAAGCGAACCTGTTGAGCCGCTGAGTCTATGAATATAAAATCGGGGTTCCACTTGTCGATAAGACGCTGAAGTTCTATAGCATGCCCTTCCGTAGTTTTCTCCGCATGCAAGTACTCATCCACTAGGTAATATGTTTCCGTATCCCAGTCATAAACTATTATACAGAAGGCAGTTGGGTCCCTAAAGCCAACG